CGCAGAGTTTACTCCGTACACATTACAAAGCTCTCTAAGAGTAATTTTCTCTGATTCTAGTAACTGAAGGTCTACAGGAGATAATCCCATATTCACCCAGCCTAACTTAGCACCAGCAATTAAGATTTGTCCTGCGTTTTGAACTATCTTGTTTTTAGTTCCATACTGATTGTAGAAATCTTCTTTTAACTTACCAGCTTGTTCAGGGCCGAAGTCATTTGACTCATCTGCATACAAGATACCTTTAGGCCCTTGATTTTGCAACATACCTACAGAGGTATCCTTAGCATCGTTACTGCGTTGAACAGTTCGGTAAGCAGCCTGTAAAGGCGACAAACCATATAATTGTTGACCATTAGTGTTAAAATAAGGGTTGAAGTATTTTAAGTGAATTACATCGTTTGCAGCCAACTGATCCCATCCTACTAATGTGAAAGAGTATCCTTCAACCCCATTAATGGTACCATCGCTAATGATGGCTACATATTGAGATGGGAGTACAACTAGTTCGGCAACCTTACCATTGGCCAAACGATTTGCCCAGATATAAGAGTTGCCTGTTATAAGCTTATAGCCTACAATATTTTCTAATAACTCTGATAAAGATTGGTATGGATTTGGTCTTTCTAATAATTTGTTCAATGGGCTATCGGCAATCTCATCTACAGCTTTAACTCTAATTAACTCGGCCTTGGCTATATCTGCACCACTTGATGCGTTAGCCATCATAGACTTGTAAGTATTTAGGTCTTTTTTGCTTTTAACCTTGTAAACGTAAAATGGAACTGTAGAAATGGTTTTTGAGATACGCTTAATGATAGAATAGACTTCGCTATTGTTATCATAGTCTTGTACGAACTTCGCATAATCCAAATTGGGGTAAAGTGTTCTACCACCAATTAATCCACCAAAATCAGAGAAAGGATTATTAAGAGTTGTTTTTATTTTAGTGGCTGCCTTTTGTTTAAAAGGATTCACCGCACTTAGTATGTCCGTTAACTTCACTATAAGATATTTTTACAAAAGTAACAAATTTTTAGCCTAATTCACATTGCTTTGCAATCTAAACAATCCAACCTCGCTTCGGTTTAGCATATTTTGAGTATATGGCATAACGCATCGCATCCATTAAGTGGTCACGAAACTTAACAGGCTCATCCATTGTATTGCCATCGTGGTCAGTTTTCCATTTATAGTTTTTAATCTCATCTAACAAATCTAAGGATTCTGATTTTATAAATAGTGGAAATGATTTTACCTTATTCACTCCAGCAAAAACATCTTTTACTGCTAGTTTTAAATTAAAACCAGCTTTATTTACCTCGGCTATCGTTTTAGGTTCTGCTGGATCAGCGAATATGTCATCTCTACGAGATAAGCCTAAGGATTTCATCCTATCAATTAAAAGTGCGGTAGACATCTTGGTATCATATATTAATTGGTCTACATATATGTCACCATCGTAGTTTTTACATCTTACTAAGGCAGTTTGGTGGTTAAAGCCAAAGTCAAGGCCATAAAACACATCTCCCCCTTCAGGGAAGTTTCTTCTTCTTCTCCAATGCGAATAAATCGTTGCTTCACTAATCGCCCTCTCTCCTAATCCGTAAACTCTCCAATATTCGTGGTCAGCTTCTTTAAGCCTTTCAATCTCAGCTATAATATTTTTATCTAGAAATGGATTGTCCTTATAAGTCGTAATCGTAAAGTCAGTATCCTCTCTAGGAATTACTTTGTCATAAATCCAAGAGTAATAATCCGAAGGGTTATAGTCCAAAACAATTTTATCGGTTGTTCTTAGGGCTAATTGCATCCAAGACTCGTAATTAACCTCATTTGCCTCGTTAATGAACAAATAATGCCTTTTACGACCTCTAATCTTTTGAGGTTGGTCGGTAGATACAAATTCTACCGTATTTCCATTTAGGAAATATAAATTCTCTGATTTGTTGTGTTTCTCCTCCGAGTATAGCCCATATTTAGATAAAATCTCAATAAAGTCCCTCATAACGGAACCTTTGATGCTAGGTAGTGATGAACGGCAAATAGTTAGGGTTTTCCCCTTCTCTTGTAGGAGCTTTACGATAAACCAGGTAAGTACGTTGTAAGTTTTACCTGACCTCGTTCCTCCTTGCATCACAGAAATTCTTTTAGTCGATTCGTTCAAAACCTGAAAGACGACATTGGTGGTTACTTCCATAGAAATAAATTAAAATTTTTGGTTTGCTCAAGTCAAAGCTAATACTTTTCGTTTTATAGGAAGGTAGGGGTATCAATCAATAAAGTCCTTTATATGAATCAAAAAGTTGCATATTTGGGCTATATAAGACACATTAGTGATTGATATAAGTCAAAAAGTCAAGTTATTGACTTATGTTATAACATTGGTTAGTTATAACTCTATTGCTCTAATGCCTAATTTAGTATTCATAGCATATAAAACCTTTGACAAAGCATTAATGGTTATTCTCCCTTGTGCATCTCTGCGTTCCATATCCATAACTCCTTGTTTTGTTATACCAAGTTTTTCCCCAAGTTCCTCCATACTCCAATTTTTTTCAAGTCTGGTTTGTTTAATTATTCCTATTGGGCTTACCTTATTATGTATATAACCATACTTCCACATTAAGCTAGTATCTAATAAATCAATAAAAGAATTTAATTCATCACATTGCATAAACCATTCACCATTTGATGCAATATGTTTAAATTGATTGTGAAATTTTAATTCATCACTTTTATCACCTTCAACAATACCTAAAACTTGTAATTTTATAGGACTACTTACTTGTAATTGACTTAATCTTGTTTTAAATCTATTAGTATATCCGATTTTCACATATTCACCTTGCTTAATAAAATATATCATAACTTTACTTTTTATACAAATATAAGCAAAAGTAAAGTAATAGCTTTTTATTTGTAAAGCCCATAGTTTACTTTGTCCCTTTAAAGTAACATAACAATATTTATATGTTACTTTTATGACACATTATCGTACGAACAAGTGTATGAATGTTACACTTATATGCAGGATATTATAATTTAGGTACAACAAGAGTTTATAGTGTTCACGTATTCGTGAAAGTTTACTTTTTGTGAACAATCAGTAGTAATACTACCTAATGTAACCAAATTGGTAACAAATTCTAGAATCTAGAACTTAATAGCAAAAGTTGTTCTAAAATGGAACATACGATAAAAAGCTATTAGAAGCGATTTAAGACACTCTATCTTATTTTGGATAGATAGTACTACTTTGTAATTAAAGTGTCTGTATTAGCCTTATATTGATAAATAGAGCTATTCTTCGTATTCTCCAGCTTCATTTTCTATTTCTACCTCTTTATCGTACTCGTAAAGTGGTATATCTTGGATATTAGCAGCTTCAGTAGCAGGAACTACGAAACCACTATCCTCTAGTTGAGCATTCTCATCACCATCTAGCTTAGGAACATCTTCGATATGGTTTGCTTTTAGAACGTTCACAGTAATCTGCTTAACAACATCCCCTTCGTGAGCAACCTCTTGTCTTTCGATGTAGCCTCTACGCTTACCTTTTGTTTTAAGCAAGAACATTGTAGCTAACGTATCACCTTTAGCAATGCGTTCCATCAATTTATGCTCACCAAAGTCTAGCATAATCTCCTCAGGTTCTATTTCAGCTAGTTTCCTAGCAAACTCAGGATCATTCTTAATCCATACGTTATAAGACGACCTGGATACCCCAGCTGATTCACAAGAGATGGTTATGTTACCGAAGTTCTCCTTGTAAGCTATGATAAAAGCTTCTTTTGTAATGTCTTTGAATTCTGCGTTCATATTATCGATTTTTGGTTGGTGTACGAATAGAAACAATACTCACTACCTTGTCTACCTTGACCTGGTTAAAGCCCAAGTCACTTTTACACTTAGTGCACTTAAACTGCTTCTCCCTAATCTCACTTGACCAAACATACTCTTCAAGAGTAGTTCCGCATTTACACTTGTAAATTCTCTTTTGGATGGTATCTTTCATATTACATTTAATTGTAATGGGTTATATAGGAAAATAAAAAAATTCTCTTCGTATTCTTCGAATCCAAATGTCAAACATCGTTAAGGCTTTGTTTTAAATCAGAATAATGAAGGGCCCAAGGCATACGATTGTTTTTTGGCACGAAAAAATGTGGTAGGGGGT